GTCCCATTCCCCGCCGTATAAGTCGCACCGATAACGGGTGACGCCATTAGCTCACCGTAACCGTATAAATATCAATTCCGGCGCGTGCGTAATTCCCGCCAATCGGGGGAGCGGATGGCCCAATCCAGTGGACAATGGCCCCATCGGGAATAGTGCCGATCACCGGCCAGGCCCCGGAGGAATAGCGTCGAACAATTTCAACCTGCTCGGTCCTAAGAATTACGGTTGTTGCGTCTGCGGCACTTCCGGAGGTGGTTCCGATAGCCAGGCTGGATGTGCCCGCGCCAATAGCAGCGCGCGCGGCCGGGCCATCAACCGCCGTGAGCACAGAACGTCCTACGGAAGTGGAGTTGCTGATCTGAGAGGCCGTGAAACTTTTAGCCGTGTCCGCCGTGTTGTCAACATTGCCGAGACCAACCATACTCTTGGTGATACCGCCAACGGTTCCGGTGAATGTGGGGTTAGCGATAGGGGCCTTACTCGCGAGTGCAGTCGATGTTGCTGAAGAAATCGGCTTGTTAGCATCACTTGTGTTATCTACTTGATCTAAGCCAACATCGGACTTGGTTGCAGTAATTGTCCCAGTACGACCAAATACTGACGTTACTGGCGCAGTGGGATAGGCAAGTTGTGTCCAGGATGAAAGCTGAGTGGTATCTGTTCCTGTAATAAGCCAGGTGGTACCAAGATCGGTACGCGTTGTCCAGTCACCCTTGTTTCCAGTAAGGGCGAGCATAGCTGACTGATTTGCAGAAGTTCCGAGATAGGTACTGAATGCGATTGCCGGAAGCTGGGTAGAAACTAGCTTTCCAGTAGAATCAAGCGTGGCGACACCGTTATTTGCAGCCTTCTGCGCATTGGGAATGGCGTTGTCGGCGGCCGTCAGGGATGCCTGAACAGTCGAAGCGAGGTCGATCTTGGGAATTCCACCAGCGGGCTTTGTATAAAGTCCAGAGATGGCAGCAGCCAGTTCCGTATCGTCAACAAACTGGCTAGGAACTGACTGTAGTGCAGAATCCGCCTTGCCGAGAGATGTTCTAACCGGCGTTTCCAAATCTGCATAGGGAATACCGCCAGTGGGGAAGGTGTACTTGGATGCTAGGTCGGAAGTAAGGCCGGAGATATCCGATTCGCCATGAGTGTGAGATGTAGCAGCTGCCCCAACGGATGCGGCATCAAGGGTTACGTTTCCACTTTGGCCATTAACGGTAACCACCCCAGAAGGCGGAAGCGCGGCAAGTGCGGCAGCCAGTTCATCGTCCGTAACAAAATCAGCCAGGGATGTGGAAAGTTCCTCCTGTGTGATGGCAGCACTAATGCCATCCTCCATGTGGTTAAGCCGAGAAGCATCAAGGGGGGTCTGGCCATCTGGCCCATCAATCCAGACCTGCTTTACATAGTTAGACATCTCTACTCCAGTTTATCATGGTGACTGATATGAAAAACCCCCGCCATGTTTCGACGGGGGTTAATCTTGAATCTTAAATTATGGTTGAATGTACCAGTCGGTATCGGGTTCCTTAGTAGCATATGAAATTGTGGTCGCTACCGAAAAATTGGTTTGAATATATCCAATAATGTCGTCAATATCAGAGTCACTGAGACTGGGTGATGCCCCAAGTGATACCGATTCCCCGATGGTAATAACCTTTCCGGTGCTATCAGTAAAACGGTAAATTGCCATCAGGCTACGACACCAGCCGTCTTCAGGTTCGCAATAAGAGCATTAAGCTGAGTCTGAATGTTGGTAATCGTGTTCTGTGTAGTGGTGTCATAAGTCGCGCTCGCACTACCAGTAGAAGCGGCAACGGTAGATGCCTTCTTGACAACACCGGCAGTAGAGGTAGTGGCAAGAGCAAGGGACGAGACGGGGACGTTTCCCACAACAACAAACGGAAGCGGCGCAGCATTGCTCGGAGCGCTACCGGAAGTGAAGGAAACCGGAATTCCGGAGTAAGCCATTTTATTGAATCCAATCGTAAGTTTTAGAGGTTAACCTAAGACCAGTATACCGTATTTCAGTCTTCCACCCAGCCGAAGCGCTTACGTTGGCAAATCTTGATACAGGTTGATTCATTGAGAACCCCTGGCGGAAATGTCGCGATAATCTCCTTATGCTTCATTCCCGATTCACGCATCCTGCGAATTCTACGGATATCATCTTCCGTCAATTTAGTCTTAGACATAGACATTTTTCTCTTGGTCTCCTCAGAGTGACCAACACCATATAGGGGATGATTTTCACCCGAACGAGCCTCACCCTGGGCTGCCCTTCGCTCCGGCGTCCATGACGCTTTTGCGCTCTCCGACATCTTCCTTCGGGTCTCTGGCGTATGGGTCAAGCCAGTATGAGATTCGGATAGCTTGCGACGCGTTTCGGCACTAAATTCAGTTTGAAATGACTTAGCATAGGCCATAATTGCCTTTCTATCCTTTCCCCAGGATGGGTTGTTGGAGCCAGTTCGGGCCTCTGCAAAACCTTCGGGCATTTTCCATCCGCGCGATTGTGCGCCGCCAGTCCGGATATTGGTCAGATTATCAAACTGCTTTATCCAGAACTCCTCAAGAGTATCTAGGTCGTCTGGGGTAGGCGCTATATCAATCACGCTAACGGCGATGTTATCTGGCCCGTGTTTTAGAATCCAATTTTGACAATAAGTCAACCGTTTATTATGCTCTAGATTATACCTAAGCATGGAGAGATGTTGCCCCAGCCGCGACCAGGCACCCACGGTCGTCTGACCGACATATCGTATGCCATCTTCCGGGTGGCACAAACACCAGAGACCATAGATCACGCACTTATCTTCAAAAACCGCCATGTTACAAGTATAACAGAAAACCCCCGCCAATTTTTGACGAGGGTTTCTGTTTATCATCTATAGATTAGGCAGCAGAGCCATCGCTCCAGATGATCAGATTAGCGGCGAACACAGCAGCATTTGTAAATTGCCTGAACTTAAAGTCCACACTGTCGTTATTGAAGCTAAACGCCTTGAACGGAGAGCCAGAGGCACCCCCGGCGATGGGCGAACCGCTGAAGTTGTCAACGTAAACCTCCGGGCTAGTGTAGCCAGCAAGCTCAAGCTGAAGCAGCGCGGGGCGGTCGGTCGTACCAGCGGCGGGAACCATGTACCACGAATCCAGGTCCGTGATCCACTCGTCCTCGATGATACCGGCAATGCGGCCCAGCGGGTCACTACCACCCTTGCGGTAGGTAATGTTACCGTCCTGAATGGTGGCAAGCGCGCGCGCCTGGTCGATCATCCAGTTGATCGCGTCAGCCTGGCCAAGCGGAACCACAAGGTAGTAGCTCGAAGCCAGCGGAATACGGTAGCCGTTGCTGTCCGTGCGAGCGGCAAGCTGGGCAAGCGCAACGCGGATCGCGGCGGGGGTCAGGTCGTTGTTCGCGGCAACGGCCGTACCGGTAACATAGTCCGTACCAGAGGCAAGCTGCTGGGAGCCAGAGACACCGTTGACAAGCGCGCGGTGGACCACGTACTCCTCGGTCTTGACGCCAACCTTGAGCATGTCACCCGGGAGTCGGTTGATCGTGCCGTAGACATCGTTGACAGCCTGCTCAAGCGAGAGACCAACCTTGAAACCACGCTTCTGAACGCTCTGTCCGATGGACTCCTGCGTGTAGCCGAAGGCGTACTGGTAAGTGTCAAGCTCACCAACGCGCGGGGCGATTCGCTGGCCGTTGTTGTCCTCACCAAACTCAAGTCCGGCCTGGTTGAAGGTCAGGTTGTAGAACGTGGCGATGTTGAAGTCAACCACGGTCTGAGTCTGGACGATGGGCGCGAAGTTCGGGACGGTCTCCTCGTACTGCGGCAGGTTGCGCAGGTTGATGGTGTGCGCGAACGAGAACGGAGCATCCGACGTGGAAAGGGTCTCCTTAAGCGCGATGCGGGCCTTCTCGCCCTCAAAGCCGCCCTTCTTGGCGTCCTTGATCATCTCGCTCATCTTGACAACCTTCTCAGGCGTCACATGCGGGTTGACGGTAAGCTTACCGCCAGCGGAAAGATCGATAGTCATTAGTTGAACACTCCAAGCAGAACGGGGGTCTTGGTGCCAACAATAACGCCAGCATCAACGTAACCAATCTTGGTATTACCCGAAGCCGTGAGGTTGTAAGCGCCACCCGAAGTCATATAAACGGCGGTACCAGCGGCAGTGCCACCACCAGAGGCAGCGGTCGTGTCACCAGCGGTCACACCAGCAACGTCCAGAATCCACGAGCCATCAACGGCGACAGTCGCCTCGTTAGCCTTCATGGACTTGCCACCGTTCGGCACGGTGCCACCGGTAACACCCGGGATGTTCGCGGCAGCGGTCGAGTCACCACGCGCGGTCAGGGTAATACCGATCTGATTGGAGTTGGCGTGAACAACAACCTGGCCAGCCTGAGTGCCAGAAGCAACCGGCCAACGGCGAGTCTTCTTCTCGTCGTACTTCTTATACATGTTCGTAGCCATTAGTCGAACACCTTCCCGAGGTCAGTAACCTCGCCCTTGAAGGTCTCGTTGCCCTCAACGAAACCTTCCTGAACGCGAAGCTCCGCGATAAACTCATCCTCGTCGGCCTTCGCCTCCTTAACAGCATCCTCGACAGCCGCGCCATTCCGCACGGCCTCAAGGACAGCCTTGCGCGAACGCTTGGTGAGACCAGAGGCAACCAGCGCCTCAGTAACCTGCTCCAGGTCAACCTCACCCTCATCCTCGCGAGGCTTAAGAGACTCAAGGATAGGAGTCGCGTCAGTGATGAAGCCATTCAGGGCCTCAGTAAGCGCGTCAACCTTCCCAGCAAGCTCTTCAATTTCCATTGAAATATCCTCTGTGTTGGGGTTGTGCGGCTCGGCGGGGTTGCCAGAACCGTTCTCCTCTGGGGTGTTATTGCCCAGGGAATTCTCAATTTGGCGATATGATTCCATCGCCTGATCGAATCGACCGCCACGACCAGCGGCGACAACAATGTCCACGCTTGCGTAAGGGTCTTCCGAATCGAAGGACTCAACGACAACCTTGCCGTTTTCCTCCTCGTCACCGAAGGCACCGATATAGATGCTCAGACCGATGACATCCTTGTACTCTTCAACAAACTCACGCCAGCGGGAATCCACCTTGAGCTTGCTCTTGAGCATCCCAATGCCATCCTCTTCAACATACTGGGCATCTTCAACAAGCTTGCCAGCGATAGAAGTTAGCGAGCGCTCCCACGGCTTAGTGGGGTCCTTGGGGTGATCGATGAAGCTCTTGGTTCCCTTGGGGAAGGCATGAGCATTTTCCTGAAGCATTTCACGGCGGTATACGCCGGAGCTTCCGACGCCCTCCGTAATAATCGTTACGGGAAAGGTTGACTTGTCGGCATCAATTGCCTCAGCCAGGCGTCCGTGTTCGATGAGTTGCTTCTGCATAAGTAATCAATACTTATGTTATCACAGTTGGGATGTAATATCTGAGATATCAGTTAGAAATGGTGTCTCGACGCTGATTGCCCAAATTTCCAGCACCCCCAGAGCCATTGGACTGGCCCTGATCCGGAGATGCCTGCTGAGTCGGCTGGCTATCGTTACTGAGCGTGCCGGGGAAGTTCGTGTTGTTCGGCGTCATAATGCCATCAGGAATTGCGTCACTGGTCGGCTTGCCCTTGATCTTGTCCATCTCGCGCTTCTGCTCTTCCGGCTTGCGGAGACCGGTAGCCCAGTACAGCATCTCGGCCTGAACAAGGCGGTAAATCTGGTCAGCATCCAGCAGCGAATCAAACCATGCGGTCGGATTGGCGGCACCCAGCCACTTCAGCACGCGCACATCAAATTCAGCAATCTCCTCGCGAATGGCGGAAATCGCAATGCGGCCTGGAAGGTCAAGTGTCTGCGCCGAACCATATGAGCTACCGGCAGCGCCAGGATCGGAGGCCAGGGCGACAACAGAAACCTCAAGGGATGTTGCGGCAGCGGCCAGAAGCGGGCGACCGGCATCAAAGTCATACGACTTGCCAGCAGTGTTGAAGATGTTGTACTCTCCACCACCAAAAGCAGTTCCACCAGCCCCCTGCTTGGTTCCACCAACGGCAACGGCGGCGTTCTGGGCACCCGTCTGGGAATTCTTGTACTGACCCCACAGCATAGCCATAGCGTCTGACATCTTCTTACCAGAAATGAGGAATTCTCGATACTGGCGAACCCAGCCCATAGCGGCAAGGGCATCAGGGGTTCCCCAACGCCAGCCGACAGTTGGATTGGCAATCTCCAGGAAGATGCGACTATTCTTGTCGATCATCTCCTTATTTTTCTCATAGATCAGGGATGTGGCAACGCGCTTGTCTACAAACTCATCGAGAAAAATCCAGCGCGGCTCAAGCTTGGGATCGGCGTTATTCTTATTGATCTGGCGAATGATGCGTAGCGCCCAAATCTCGGTAGCGTCCTCCGGGTTCGTGAGCGTGCCGGTGATCTTCTCGAATGGGATCATCTTCAGCGTCTTGGTACTATCGTCACCAATCCAGATAACGTGGCCATCCGTATAGCGGGCCTTCATTCGCTTCTTGCGCGCAGCAGTACCAAAGTATTCACGCTGGTTCTGCGGGTCATCAATGGAGGACTGAATGTTTCGGTTACCCGCACCGCGACCACCCTTCACGCCCTCGTAGTGTATTCCACCCTCAAGGACATAGTTGGCTCGCAGGAGATTACCGCGCTTGAGATGTGCGTTGACAGCGGTAAGCTCACGTAGCTGCTGAGATGCCATGCGAATCTGCTCAAGGGTAGGCCCGTTCTCCGGGAGTGCGCCTCCGAGAAGTTCCGTCCAGCCCTGGTTATCGAGCATGATGTCGAGACTCGCGAGATGTTCTTTAGCTCGCTCGTATTCAAATTCCAGGTTCGCAAATTCGGCCTGGTACTCCCGAAGAGTTTTTCCGGTGATGGACGACTCTACAGCCTCTTGAGTCTCGATTAGTTTGTTTGCGCGCATCTCAAATACCATATTACAGCATTCGGGATAGTAAGCGTTATTTAACTAACCTTTATTACTATTTTTAGGTGTTTTAGGTGGCTTTAGTATGGTTTAGGCTGGAAGCCCGGCATCAGAGAACCATTCAGCAGACATTTGTTCAACAACAACTTCTGGGTCTGTCCCACTCTTCTGGTCGGATGCGGGGGTTGTCTCAATCCAATTCACGTAAGAATAAATTGCGGCATCCAAATAGTCGGGCGACTTTAGACCAGCGTCACGCATCTCCTTCTTGCTGGAAATTTGAAGGGCATTCCTGTTATTGAATTTGAATGTCTGAACAAGTAGCTCATCCTGGAGCTTTTTATCACCGCCATCCAGATCGATGGCCCCGTTTTTCATTCCTTCGCGAAACTTGTCATAGTGCCATGCGCGGGCATTCATCCACAGGTTCTTATCTGGAGATGCGTTAGCCCCAAGAAGGCCAATTAGTGAGTATGTTTTGCGGTCGAATTCCTCTAGGACATTCAGGGCATCAAAAGTTCCTGATCCAGTTCCAGCGGCGTCAACGCGAACCTCATCGGCACCAAGTTCGGTAGCCAATTGGTGAATCTTGCGAGCGGTTGCTATGTTATCGCTTTTGCTCCATGCCTCGACAAATCTAATGTGTCCGCCATGATTGGAGTAAACAACGGTCTCATCCTGCCCAAAGCGCGCAATGTCGCATCCAAGATAAAGATAATCATTCTCAACTGGTTCAATCTTGGTTTCATTGGCATTGGTAATAACATCCTGTGGGAAGAATGTCGTATCATCCTCTCCGGGAAATTCACCAAGAACCTTGGAGAGCCAGCGCGCCGAACCCTCGCCCCACGCCCTGCGCCACGGCTCAATTGTATCCGGAGAGTTCATACCGGATGTGAGCATCATCTCCTGACGTGTTGGATCATCTGGGTAGACAATCTCGCCAGTAAATGTTGGCAGATCGAAAGCGGAGATTGTGTGGCGTGTCCAGTCTTGCTCTAGGTCTTTGTCGGTGAAGATTTTAAAGAAGTGTGTTCCACGGTTGTCTGGGTTGCCGATTGCGATGATCTTGTTGCCAGTACCCGTAGTAACTGCCTCGGCTGCAACAAACAACCCCTCCGGCACGGCCCCCGCCTCATCGATGAATACCGCAGTGCGCTGTTTGCGAGTACCCTGGAACGAGCCAATGATGTTCTGGTCAGATGGCTTCTTTCCGAACGCCAGAAACTGGTTACCGGCGGGTGACTTGTATTTCCACTCCATATCTTCGTTGATCCATCCGCGTAGCGGCGTGCCGTTTGCGGCGGCATATCCGTAGTTATCCTTCAGATAACTGAAGATAACCCGGTCAATCTGGTCAACAGAGGGGGCGGAAATAATTGCAAGGGCTTCGTCAATTGGGTAAACGCTTACCCAATGGCAAATCAGGTCAGCGACAAGAAATGACTTTCCCGTACCGTTGGCGCTCTTTACCGCAATGCGCTCATCTGTAATGTAATCGCGGGCAATCTCAGCCTGCTTGCTCCACCAGCGCTTTCCGAGAACATCAGCGGTCCATGCCTCTGGGTCGGTCTGATAGATGCGAGATTTGCTTTTTTGCCGCCACTCGTCAAGAACAAGTGGCGTGATAGAACGAATATATGGGTCTGCCATTAGTCTTCCTCAAGTGCCTTTGCCGCAAGTGGAAGAGCATCCATCATAATCTCGTCAAGCTCATCGCGATCAATTTCAGGATAACGCTTTTCAAGCTCGAATACAGCTTTCTCGAAAGCCAATGAAATCGCAGCGAACATCACTCTTGCGTGTGCCTCGTTAACGGTCGTCAAGTCTTGAGCGTTACGGGCGCGGGCTTTGTCGAGCTTGTCGAACATTACGATCATTACCTGACGGAGCGCGTTATAAAGTCCAGCCGCATTTCGTTCAGCAGCATTAGCGGCCTTCTGCTTAATCTCATTGTAGATGTCGTAAAGCTCTTCAATAAGCTGACGCTCTCGATAGAGGTCGTGCAGCGCTCCCTTGTCCTCATAAAGTTGACTCAGGCGTGTCGCCGCATCCTTCTCGCTCAGACCAGTAAGCTCGGAAATCTCAGCCAAGCTCTTGTTTGCGTTGGCCAGCAGAATGCGGTCAAGATCGGTTCTATCAAGGTCTCCCATACAGATAATTGTACAGGGGTTATCTAACCCGCCAATACATAATCTCTTTGGCCCGGGTTGCCGACTCTGCAATGCCGATTCCCAGGATAATTGCTGCTGGGAAAATAAGTAGAATTCTTAAGAACTTCATTGTTCGTCCAATCAAAAGCGGGGTAGAGTAATTCCCGCACTTTGCATTGTCGCGCTTTGGCGGTGCGGCTTCTCTACCCTCGCTCCCCATCCTGGATTCGAACCAAGATTACTAGAACCAGACTCTAGCGTGCTACCGTTACACTAACGGGGAAAGTAGCATATCATTACATCCAGTCTTGGGACTCTCGCGAGCGTTGGAATACTCCCATATGCCAGGGGACTCGCTCCCCCACCTGGATTCGAACCAAGAACCAACATCTTAACAGGATGCCGCTCTACCGTTGAGCTATAGAGGATTATATGCACCTATTTTGAGCGACGGTTCCATACATTCAGCGGGAGAGCCGGATTGCCAATTATGCAACATGGGTAGGTACCAACCTGCGTGGAAACGGTGGGAATCGAACCCACATCCGCTAGTGTCCTTCTGGAGGCTTTCGCCTAGCGTCGAAACCATAACGTTCCCCTATTTAGTTATCCCGCACGGCCACCAGGGATCGAACTTGGAACCTGCGGTTTTGGAGACCGCTGCTCTGCCAATTGAGCTATAGCCGCTTCTATATAGTATCAGGTGTCTTCTGGGTCTGCAACCCTTTCGCCCTGATGATCGTTTACCGTGTAAGTGTTAGCATGTCCCCACACAACCGGAGAGCCCCAGGGGTACATCGGTGGATACGTTTGTGTATATGGTGACCCTGGCCTGCGCCTACCCTCAGCATCCTTACCATTCATCTCGCGAAGCTCATCACGAATCTGGCGTAGAACGTTGATGAACTCAGCTTCCATGTGCCCCTCCATTACTCCCTGTCTCCATCTTCATATTCCTTGCGGCCGTCGTAATAGCCCTTGAAGTAAAGCGGCCCAGGCTCACGCGGGGCTAGACCCTCCTTGCCGTCAGCGAACCCACGATCATACTGCGCGTTATGCATTAATCCTCCAGTTCAATCGCTTCTGGCTTCACATTGCCCAGCTTCACCTGATGGGCAAACTTCTTCTCGCGCGCCCAATCAACGATGCGATCCCGAACGGTGGGCTCATAACCAAACTGCTCATCAGCAACGGTTTCGTCACCGTAAGTCAGTTTTCCGCGCACCCATACCGCACCAGAGTCGCCATAGAAGTTTCCCTTGTGGGTGTATTCAATATTCAGAACGTACTTAGAACTCAATGTGTCCTCGGATGTCGGTGACTCGGTTGATTTCTGTTCGGTCGATTTCGGAACTCCTCTGGGCATTGTCAATCTCCTTCAGTTTCTCTTCGCGGTCAAGTTGGTTGTTGAACTCGTCAACTAGGTAAGCATCATACAGTGCGTACCAGGTAATCATCGGCACGCTGTCAGGTGCCAGGTCTTTCCAGCGATACCCAGTCTCATGCTTGCGCAGCGCCTCAATAAAGTCTGTCAGCGGAACGGCCATCTTCACGTCGGGGTTGGCGTTGAGAATGTCCATCATGCGTGGATGCGGACCCATGTTGAATTTAGCCATGCTCAAGCCTCCATTGCTCAATGATATCCATTACCTTATCGATCAGATCATCTGGGTTGACAATGGCGCTTCCATACCCACGCCTGGCGTCACCTGTAGCAACGGCAAGCTTCCATAAAATAGTATTAGCCCATGTGTCACTCGGCGTATCTAGGAGTCTTGCTTCGTATGGAGTGCCATGTTCAGGCTTATATGGAAAATCTCTTACGTCCATTACACTCCAATCATAAATAGCGGAAGGGCCACTAGAACAATCAGCGCCACGATTACCCACATGGAAACCAGCAGCCAGTCGGTTCTCCTATTGAGACTCGTCCAGTAGCGTTGGAAATTAATCATTCTGATTAATCCACTCCTTTACGCTCATATTCGGCTTATTGATCTTTACCTCGCTGGCATAGGTTGCCCCATCTGGCGATCCAAAGTGAATGATGCTCCGGCCAATGGTGTACTCAACCTGGCCGGAGCCCAGCGTGTGCATATAGTTACCCATCATGCCTCCAGCAGTTCGAGAAGCTTCTTAGCCTGAAGATGATAAACGCCGCCACGGTCGCGGATGTCCTCAAGAAGTTCCTGGGCGAGAACGTCAAACCAAATCTTCTTCAGGTCGCGACTCACGCCATAATCATTGAGCTTTTGAATGTCCGCGAAAAACCGAGCATTATTCATCGTAGTCACCCTCCTCGATGCTCTTCTTCAGCGCCCGAAGCGCCCGGGCATATCCGTAATACTCCGTGGCTACGGTCATAACATCGGAAGCGTCACCGGCATTCATAACGTAGTTGTAACCCTCATCAAGGTCACGAAGCAGCTTATCCTTATTCATTATTTACTCTCCTTTCGGTTGATTAGACCCCAATACTATCGCGCTATCTGCCGTTTAGCAACGTTCTATTTATGTTTTTTCCTGAGAATTCTCTCAGAAACTGCATTTGGGTATGAGAAAGCCCCCGGGGTGAAAGGATGGAAAGTCCCCGGGGGCCGTATGGAAGGAGGTAACAACAGTGTTGCACTCCTATAGTACACCAACTTTTAGGGTCCGAAGAATATTCCCCGGTAATGGCCTGGCATCTTCTTTTTTGCGTTGTGAATCGAGCGGTTCAGGTCAATCACATCATCCAGTGTCCACTCGTGGCCAGGATACTTCTCCTTCAGGTCGCGAATTGGGATTCCCGTGCTCCGCTCGACCTCCGCATAGCTCGCACCATCCTCCAGAAGCGCCTTGGCGAAATCAATCGGCTTGCGCTTCCTGTACTGCTTGAACCGCTTACCGATAGCGACATCACTAATCCCGGTCGCCCTAGATGCCTCGGCAAATGTGGCACCAGCCTTTAGCATCTCTTCGGCACGCGCCAACAGTGCGGGGTCTACTCGGTAGCGAATGGTCTTGCCGCCCTCGCGCCAGCGTTCAATGGTCTTCCAGTCAACGCCAAAAACGTGCGCCCAGTAGTTGCTGGGTTTCTTGCCATCGTCCAGGGCCTTGAACCAAACGTAAGCGGCCTTGTAGAAGCCCTCGGTATGCTTGTTGGTCAGAACTTCACCCCGCACTCTTTGAGAATGTCGATAATCTCCTCGGCTTCGCACCATTCAGCATCGCATGTCGGATCATCTGGTGCACAATCGCATGGATAATTAGCGTGGAGAAACTTCTGTACTGCTTCTACGGCGCGGTCTCGAAGGCCGGGGGTTTCGCTAGCCCACCAGACTTTCCTCAGTTCATCGTATACCGTATCGTCTGGCCAGGGATGAAGCTCGGTATAAATCTCGTATCCGGCGCTCATAAGCGGCTTACCATCCGGCCCATTTACGACTGTTCGATACCCGTATGAACTGAATCCACCCTCAACAATGTCGTTAGGGTTCAGTCCATGCCGTTCTAGCACATCAATGATCTTTTGCCGATTAGGCTCAAGTACGCCCATTAGTGAAATCCTCCCGCGTTGTAAATCTCCACGTAGCCGACAATCACGCCGACAGCGACACAGAACCAGATGAACTTACGCTTCCACCATGTAACAGCCGGGGCGAGAATCTTGTCCTTCTCCTCCTGCGGCAGATTGTAGTAGCGCTCAGCTTGCGGTGTCATCTCTTTCTCCTTTCCTTGGGTGTATAGCTAAATCGTACTATAAAAAATTTTGGAAATCAATGCAGGTTGCGATATTTTTCCCAGATAAAAACGAGATAGATAAGCGGGTTGTGCTTACTCTTGACGGGCTTGCCATCCCATCGCTCTACATGAGTGAACAACTTGAAGTTCCTAATTAACACAACGCTTGGGGCGTGTCCAGTTGCATTGAGCAGTAGCTTAGTTTTCGGATACCCAATCTTCCTCTTCATGCGTCCACTATAGTGGCTGTACGTGGCTTTGTCAAGTAAAACACGCTCAGGGTTACTCGCCAGCCCCGCACCGATATATCACTCAAAAATATGTAATGTTTTACACTTTTTCAATCGCGCGAACTCAACCATTTCGTATTCTTTCACTGTTCGCGTGACACGATGCATTGATATGTAACACACATATATACCACTACGTATGTACTACATACACTGATATATCACACGTCACATGCCACCATGCCCATGCCCAGCACTATCGCATCACTGATATATCGCATGTGTATTCACCCATAAGCCAACGTAAGCAGCGTGCCGCCACTCCGGCCCATAGCTACCCACACACCATGCCTATGCGTACGTATGTACATTACTGTTGTTATCTGCTTGACACCGAGCCATTCGCGTAGTTAGATGGGTACATGAACAACATCAAGGCTATTGCAGCCGCATCTATCATTGTCGCTTCGCTGTCCGTATCCGCGTATGCACTCAGCCAGTCGCCCAGTGCCTCGCGTGCCGATGACACCACTGCTCCGAGTGTGCAGGAGTACACCGCGCCCGATGCATCCACCGTTGTTACGCGTGATGCAGCTACGGCCACGCAACCTGAGCCTACCACGCCCCCTATGTATGGGGCACCCAAGCCCGTAGCCATGCCCCCTGCCGGTAGTGCCGCATCCATCCCGGTCCCGCCCACAGTCGGCAATGCAGAGCCGGGGGATCGCGTGATTCCGCCCTGCGAGAATGAGGATTCCCCCAATTGCTACTGGGATGCCGCCACGATGGGCGACGGTACGGGAACTAGCTTCATCAATTGGGATGGTGTGTACTACTACCCCGAAGGGTCTGGTTTTTGAAACGCGTTATCCAAATCGCGTGTTATTGCGTGATTGGACTGGGATTAGCATTCATATCTAGTATTTCAAGTATCGGAGGATAACAAATGCGTCAGTATGTATTCAAGTGGAATGGAAAAACACGCATAATCATAGCGCGTGATATGGAGACCGCCATTGAGCGCTTTCAGGAGCGTTTCGGATTTTATCCCGAGGGTGTTGAGATTTACCGGCTGGAGGCATAACAAATGTATAAGATTGGGGATCGCGTAGTGTGGAATGGGCACGCGGCAGAGGTTATTAGCCGCTTCGGGCTTTATGCAACCATCCGTCTTGATAACGGAGCTATCGGCACGGTCCGACAAAACGAGTTGGAATCCCTCGCGTAGTGCGGATTTCGTTGAATTTTGGGTAAAAGTCGCGTGATTTCGTTGTAAGAAAGGGTTGCGGGGAACGACTAAACAGAGGAAGATTAGTACTACCAAAACGAAAGGGTGATCGAAATGAACAACTCAGACTTCCAAATCGGAGACTACGTTTACGTTGCTCTGCCTGGCGGAACGGCCAACGGAAAGATCATCGGGATTCGCCCCGGTGACAACAAAACCGGGGAATGGCTCTATACGGTGGATATCGAAAGCTCTCACGTTTCGGTATTCGGAAAGCGACTTAGCTACACACTCTAAGCACTACAGCCCCGAACGGATGCACCTAGGATCGTTACCTAGGCGGGGCACGGAACACATAGCACAGAAAGGGTGATTCCAAATGAACATCAGCGGAATCGAGTTGCAGAGGATCGACCCGGAGTGGACCTACTGGGCCAAGTGCCCCGTTGAGGGTTGCAAGGCCGTTTCCCACGGATGCTGCGCCGACCACACCCGAGAGGCCGTTGAGGAGCACATGGCGGAGGAGCACTCCACTTGGGGCTTGACTTCCATCGATGACGAGTAGACAATAGACGTACTAGCGCTAGGTGATGACACTGGGAATCGGTTCGTGACCGACTAGCGCACTCCATAACAAACGAAAGGATATGGAAATGAATAAGCCGATTGTCAAGCGCGGATACCGTAACGGTCTGCCCGGTGAGTACAGCACCGTTGAGCTTCCTAACGGGGTTATCGAAACCGTTTGGTTTGCTGACGACGATGTGGTGCCAAGCTTGATTATCGCCCGAACGGTCCCGCGGTCGATTCTGGATATTCAGAATGAGCACATCGATTCTGACCGCAATCGTGGCTAGCTAACCAGGGTTACAATTACCCATAACGAATGATTGGATAACATCATGGTTCCTACCGGTTCGGCCTATAAAGTCGAGGCCACGCCCAAGCCCACCACGCCCGTTGTGATTCTGGATGCCACCCACCGCTGCGATCAGTGCCAGGCGCAAGCCTACGTGCGGGTACTCACCTACCACGGCCAATTCGAATTCTGCTCCCACCATTGGAACGTCAATGCCGACGCCCTTGCGGAGCACATTACGGCCGATATTCTTGACGAGACCTGGCGACTGAATGAGGTTGCCAAACTCGACGTGAGCGCTTGATCATGGATGCTTACTACGATGAGGCCCAAGAAATGCTGGTCAGGGGTGAATTTCTCGGTGAATGGGAAACCGACGAATTGACTCTTGACACGGCAGCTTAAAGCTACTTCAATCTAGGTAACAACTCATTTTGAAAGGATGAGAGCAATGATCAAGGCAACAGTTCGTGTCGGTGGTCGCTACGTTCGCGCAGAGGCAGTGAGCGCTAGCTATGTTGATCTGTTCTGGACGGATCGCACCGATGAGCCATTCGAAACCATCGGCATTTACGAGTACAAGACGGGTGAGAGCGACCCTCGCCGGAACACTCGCGCGGGGATCATCGAAATCGTTAACGAGTGGGCAGCAGAGCTTGAGCAGGGCGAAATCGAGAACTACTGGCAGAACACGCGCTATTGATTCAACGGCCCTAGGTGATGACACTTCACTAGTTCGCGACTAGCTAGGGCACGCTCACAACACATCAACGAAAGGATGGGGCAATGTCCGAGAACCGCAAGTCCAGCCGGGAGGCAAAGGCAGCTACGCTGGCGAAGAAAGCAGAGCAGAAGCGCAAGACGATGGAGTGCTCAATGCCCCGACACTCCGAGTTCGTGCTCAATCAGATCACGGATCACAAAACCAATTACGGATGGAATTAATAACAATGGCTGAGTACGGTAGCTACGGCATTAAGACAGTCAAGCCAAACACTCTCGGCGCATTCACCTGTGGAGAGTGTGGCCGATCCTGGATGGAAGAAACTCCAGCGGGACGATGCCCATTTGAATATGTCCATGAGTCGGAGGATTCGGAAGAATACACAATTGCAGATGTTATTGAATCAATCAGCGAATTGCTAAATGACGCGCGGGGAAACGAAAACGCGAGTAAGCAATATCACCTACCCGCAAACACTCAGGAAATGTACTGGCGGGG